CTTCCTCTGATAGGTCCTCTAGTTTCCCTGTTTTTATTATCTTTCTGTCTATATATAATCCTGCAGCCATGCCACGATTCTTTTCTGCGTTGGTCGCAGCGGAAAAAGCCCCCTTCTTAAGAGCCTCTTCTCTAATTTTACCTAGTTCAGCTACGTGTTTGTCGTAAGTGACTTCAAATTTTTTAAGTTTTTCTTCTCGTAGTGCACCTATGTACTGCACCACCAGTGGTGATAGTCTTGGATTCTGTAATTCTGATGCTTCAACTCGAGCTCTCTTCTCGCTATAGCCGGCAGCAATAGCTGCGTCAGCACCTGTAGTTCTGCCTTCATTAAATACTATGTATTCAGCGAATCTTTTCTGCATTTCCGTTAATCTTTTTGGTAATCCCATGGTTGACAATTTAGGGTAACTATCCTATAAAGTCAATATGAAAGATGAAGCGGAAAATGGAGAAAGAGCTGAGCAGGCTACTTATGAAGATGAACATACGTCCAGACGTACTGTTACTATACCTCTTAAGGAGTATGATGAATTAAAATCTGAAGAGAATTTTATTAAAAGTAAAACTCTGATTGATATTATAGATAATATTGAAAGATTGGTTAGAGCACTAAGAAAACATATAATAAGGAAGTGACTAAAGGAGTTTGTATTATGGCAACTATGAGAGAAGATAGAGGAGAATTAGATCTGACTAGAAGGGTGGAAGAATTGGATAAGTCATTATCTATCGCTCTTGATATTAATGATAAATATCAAAGAGAGAATAAAAAATTAGCGGACAAAGTAAGGGCGGCTGAGGGGGAGACATCTATTATAAAAGGAATTGGAATGAACTCACCTGAGATGAAGGCAGCTAACGATATAATAGTAGAGTTGAGACAGCGCGTTAGTGAATTAATGTCTATTAACAAAACTCATCAGGATTTAATGGGTAAACAAATTGTAGAGAATCAGGAGTTAAAAAAAGATAACAAAGCCCTTGCTAAACAAATAGATGATTATTTTAATGCTCGCTTGGATAACGTTCGTAAGTCAGGGGTGTAATGCTAGTTAAAGATCTTCAACAGTTTCTGGGAAGTTTTACGGATAAACTTAAAGGCAATGCAATTAGTCATGCTAAAATATATGTTGAGAAGGATGGTTTTCTCGAAGAGATTAAAAGAATGGAAGTGCAAGAGCATACAATAATAGGTCAACCAGGAATGAGACTGGTTATGAAAACTCATAGTGAAAAGAAGTTGCATCTAGAAGATAAATTAATTAAACCCTACTAAGGAGGAAAATGGAAATAACAGACGAACAAAGAAAAGCAATTTTAGCATATTTGTCTAAAAGACCGTATGCTGAAGTGTTTCAATTGGTTGCTATGTTGGTTAATTTGAAACCTAAACCAGTAAAAACCAACGGTAAAAAGGATAACAACGTTACCCCTAAAAATTAGTGGGTGAAGAGCAGAAATTATATAAAAAACTTAAAGCATTTACTCCACAGATTATCTGGAATAGGATTGAAAACCTTAGCATTCCTGGCATGCCTGATCTATTGGGTTATAATACTTCTGGCAGGTTTTTTACAGTTGAACTAAAAGTAACGAAGGGTAGAAAAATCCGATTCTCACCACACCAAATTGCATGGCATGTGCAACATCCTAACAACACTTATATCTTGGTCGCGGCCCTTGGTCCATGTACCGTGGATCGTTATCAAATGTTCCGTGGTTCACGAATCATGGAGCTTGTAGCTTCCGGCTTGGAGCTTGAAGCTTGCTGCTTGGGGCTTGAGGCTTGCCGCTTGGAGCTTTCTTCGGCTTGAGGCTTGAGGCTTGAAGCTTGGAGCTTACGGTACTCGGCCCGGAGGGCTGCATAATATTTGGGGTGTTTGAATTCCATTAATGTTTACCGTATATAACACGCTTCGTGTTACGATCCCAGCACTTCCTGCAATCTAGACATTTATTCCCCTGAAATGACGCCGGGCATGTCACTGCTTTTTGGTTTGTGGACACGCCAGACGTATACGGCCACCAGGTAGGAGCCACCCGTTGGTTGTTCATATGATCGGATAATACTATTTTTAAATTCTTAGGCACCACGTCCGGGTCCATCAGGCTCAGGAACCGTGATTCACGGGTCGGGAGCCAGTGCCGGGTCCCCGGTGTGCGCTTGCACACTTCAAAAATATTTTTTAAATGTTGTACGCTCTGCAGGTCCCCTGAGTCATGCCACCTGAAGACAGGAGCGTCGTCAATTAACGTGATCATTGCTTCAATCCACCGTGGATCGTGGAGCTTGGACAGTCGACGCTTCAGAGCTGCTTGTACATTGCCAAATCTATACCGGCCCTTAAGTGCATAGCACCCGCTGCAGGTTGAGCCCTTCACATTCACCAGCTTGGCGCCAGTAATGCATGCGGCAGCTGGCAGGTTGAATGATGGTCCGGGCATCTTGGACGGTGCTGACAGTCCTCCGGTTATAATTCTTGCTTCTTTCTTTAACATCTTTCTATTTTTATTCTATTTTACAATTGTGTCTTTTTCGTGGCGCTTGCAGCTTGCCGCTTGCAGCTTGCCGCTTGGAGCTTGGAGCTTGCAGCTTATTTCTTTAAAAAACTTCTCGCAGCTGGCCAGGTAACTGGCCGGCAGTGTGCCATGATCATCAGTAAACCATGGCAACAGGTTATTGTGTTTAATTCTTTTTCTTTTCATACTTTTCCATATCCTGTTTTACTAGTCTCAGGATCTCTTCCAGAGCGTCAGCTATTCTGATTAGTGGGTTAACTGATCTGTCATTTATTTCATTGTTTATAATTATTCCTTTCTAAATTCATCCTATCATCTCCGGGACCAGTTGTCAAGCTTGAAGCTTGCAGCTTATTAAAATTCCGGCCTTCAACCAGGAGTTGTGCTACATTGGCGGACCACTCATTCTAGCTTTGTGGCCATGTCGCACGTACATCGCGACCAATGTTATAGTGGTGTATATCCCACAGCTAACAACACCTGATTCCAGATTGCTGAGACGCTTTAAGTCCTTTATAACGAATCCGTCGTTCCTCAACAATCAGGGATCAGTTCTAGTTCATAACACAAAGACGGACTTGCGTCGGTGTGATGTGCTACAACTAGAAGTTGTCCCTAGACAGTTATTATTAAGCCACATATCTAAGGTGGCTATCTATCCAACATAATGCTTGACAAAGGATTTGTCAAGATGTAAATTAATTTTTTAACCATAAACATAAAGGAGAAATAAATGGCTAGAATAAGACTAAATCAAGAGTTACGAAATAAAGGTGGATTAAGATTTCGTGAACACTTGGAACAAGAGCAGACACAAGAAAAAGAAGATTTCTTTCAAAAACGAGAGAAATTTAAAGCACTCCAAGATAAAACTTGGAAACTTGCCAAACTATGTGTTGAAAGACAATATCCAAAAGCAGATGTTAACATGGCACATTATCTTCAAGACAAATATCCAAATGTTAATACGATTGCAAAGGATAGTTGTTTTCATTTTGGCTATATGTCTAAAAAAGAAGGAACAGAAGATGAAGATACTTCTAATTCTTACTCTCGGACACATGATGAGCAAGACGACAAATACATCACTAAACATTTTGATTTCAGATTAAATGGCGACCATGACGGAGTTGATAGACAAGATAGTGATAGTTATGACCCACAAGCAAGAGACTTTGGCTATGCTTATTTTCGTGATGAACTAAAAGCACAAGACCAATGTAATCCTGACATTACAATTGAAATGGACGGAAAAGATAGCAATCCACATTGGACAAAGTATCAAGACGCAAATGACAAGTATCTTGGTAGTAATTGTGGAAATGGAAATCTAACAAGTTATTCAGCTAAATGGGATAAAGAATATGAGTTGGATTTAATTGGTCGTGAGTATTGTCGTGATAGACAAATTGCAGTTTCAAGAGAGGAATTTAAAACTTTTGAAATGTGGCAAAGGGCAAAAGGTCAATTAATCATGGCACATTATAAATGGATAAAATCTATTTTAAATCAGATGAAAGAAATCAAAATGGGTTTGAAAGGATATAAATATCTTGATGAAATGATTGAACTAGGAACTGAACTTGGTTTGAGTATTTCAGACGCAGAACTTATCAGATGTAATTCTGGTGGTCTTGTAATCTACAATCCCAAACATCTTGCTGAAAGAATAAAAGGCATGAAGAATAAAAATGTCAGTAGAGAGGATAAGATACTCGCTAGACTAGAATACGAAAGACAACAAGCGAGAAAATAACACTTGCATTAAGGGATAGTTCTGATAGGATTATCCCTTAATTAATACAGAACGAAAGGAATAAATGCCTATAAAATACTTTACTTGGTTTATGAAATCACGAAAGAAAATTGATACAGTTCGTGGAGTTGATGAACATGAAAACTTTAAATCAAAACAATGGACAGATAAAAAAGGAAATGATTGCTATAACTTTTGGGATATTGACGCTGAACACCCAAGAACAGCAGTTAATTGCAAAGTGAGAGAAGCATGATTTGTATTGATACAACATTATTGATTATTATAATTGCGCCACTTATTTGTGGCGCAGTTTATTATTGGGAGAATAAACATGAATAAACAAACTGAAGAATGTAAAGAACAAACAAAAATATTATTTAAGGTAGTTGATAAGTTAGAACAAAGAATTGCAACACTTGAAAAAGTTTTAGCGAGCCATGCTAAATGTATTGGAGAAATGAGAGGAGAAGAAATACAATTAA